GTGCCTTCCATCACGCCGCCGGGCTGCTTGTAAAACTTCCACGGATACTTGCCACGCACTGGGTTCTTCTCTGCCAGCTCATGCCACCAATGGTCACTATCCATCGGGTTGGTCGACATCCACACGCCGCGCCACGGACAACCGCCGTGCTTCTTGGTCGGGTAACGCCCGACACGTGAGGTCAAACCATCGACCACAGCCTTCGGCAGCTCACGCGCCTCATCAATGAAACCGCCAGTCAATTCCAACGACAGCAGCTTACGCACATCGCGTGGCTGGTCGAGCGCCAAAAATATAACTTCACAATCCAAGCCCGGCACGCCATCGCGTTCAGGCAACTGAATATGATGCGTAATAGGCGGCGACCAACGCATCGGCCCCCACACATTCTCAGGGAATATCTCTTGCCACGTCTTAATCGTGGTCGTGCGCAGCTCAGGATACGAGTTACGAATAACGGCAAAGCGCGTATAGCGGATATTATCAACGGGTGATGGCGGCTGCTTCACAGCTCGCAACATCACCTCAGCAAGCGACGCAAACGTCTTGCCAGAGCCAACTGGCCCCATCAAGCCACGCACAAAGCTATCGTCGTTCAGAAACTTCCACGTCGTCGGGCTTTCAGAAAAATCAAGATTAAGACCAGATAACGCTTCACTCGCGTCGCGCCCACGCTTACGGCGGGGGCTGCGGTCACGCGCCTTCGTCTGTCTCGCCATCATCTAGCTCCAACGTAATGCCACCCGGCTCAGTATAAAATTCAAAAAACGGCGTATGACAAGCGCCGCAAACAATCTGCTGACTGCCCTCATACACGCGGCCACGGGTTTGCTGGCCGCAAAAATCACACTCCACAAAATCGTCATAAAACCGCACGTAATCCTTCTTCGGCAGCTTGACGACGTTGTTAGGCCATTCGCTACTCATCGTCCTCCTCCTTCACTTCATAGGTCGTGGCCTTCGGGCCAGTCACGTTAATGCCAATCATACTTGGCTTGCGCTCATCGGAGTTAGGCTCCAACAAGCCACGGTGCTTAGCCAGCAGGCGCAGTGCCGACAGCTTGTCGTGCATCTCAACCTCAATCTGGTTGCCGTGCTGGTTTGGCGTAACCTTAACCTTCTTAATCGCGCGCCGTGCCCTATCCGGCAGTCTATCCGACGCACACACACCCACATTGCCCAACTCGTCCCAGCTCAGCACATCCGTCACCTCGCCAGAAGCTATCGCCTCCAGCTCCTGCACAACCGCCTCGCGGCGGTCTGCATCATTCGACGCAAGCGCTGCACGCTGCTCCCTAGTCGTCAATGGCTTGTCCGTCATCCAATATCTCCGCGCCTACTGCTGCGTAGCCAGCCAAATCGAGCCAGCTATCTTCATGCTCAGGCGATTGTACCAGTCTAGCAATCTTAACGCCAGCCATACAAAGCGCAACCTGTTCAGGGGTTACCTCCTTTTGCATGATGACCGTCCATATATCCGCAATGCGCTGATGGTTCTCGCGCATCGTTCCATAGTCCTTACCGCGCTTCTGCAATGTCGTAGCTGCGGTTCTCAGTAATGTGTTCGCTTTCATGCGTTACCTCCAAAAATTTTGTGCGACACCCCCATACGTACAGGGTAGGGGGGCGGGGGGCAAGGGGTGGGTCTTACAGGAAGTGGTGCTGGCGCTGGCAGCGGTGTAAAGAAGCATACGTTGGTTTGCATTTTATACACCTAGCTCTGCCGCCACGTCCTGTAGAGAAGGCACCCCCTGCCGCTTGGCAAGCCTTGCCCTGCTTACCGACAGCGTAGCCTCTGTCAGCTGCTCAACCGATACCTCTTCGGGCAGTCGGCGCGTGTGATTGATGACGTTATCGAACAGCACCACCTGACCCGTCGCCTGCTGGATGGCCCGGACGAACGCGTGGGCGAGCGCCTCAGCGTGCGTGTGAGAGCGCGATTGTGCATCCCCCAGACCCCCTTTACTTTCTGGTACGTCATCTTGGTCTTGCACGAGCTGCAATGGCTTGGCGATATGTATGTCCTCCAAGCTAGGCAATGCCATATCCTTTTCCCACAGCACTTGGTAGCGATTGTTTTTCCAGCCAGTTTTGGTCTTCTGGTAGTCCTTCGGCTGTAGCTGCCGCACGTACTTCAGACGCTTCAGCTTCTTGATGCTCTCGTGAATGCTGCTGCGTGACTTCAGATTGGTCAGCTCCATCAGCGTAGCCATTGACGGCCAGCACACACCAGCCCGATTAGTGAACGCACACAGCGCCATCAGCACCCGCAGGTCTGTATCCTTCAGCGTCCTATCACCTGCGGCACGCATTGGACACACGCTGTATGGCCGCTTGAACTCAGATAAATGAGACATCTTTTCGCTCCTTGTTTTTGCCGTAGCACTCGTGGCACCACTGCTTGAACTTCACAGGCTCCTTGCCCGTCACCACAGTGACGAAGCCGTGAGACTTGGTATTGCACTCAGCGCACACAACGCCGCCTCGTGAGAACTGCCGTTGCGCCCTAGAAGGGGAGTTCGTCATCGAATATCTCCTCTTGCTTCTCTTTCACGTTCACAACTTCCGCGCCCGGAAACTCATGCTTGGTCATCGTCACGGCGACATGACCCTCCCAGTTGGCTAGGATGTTCGCCACTTCCTCTACGCAATACACGACCATATCCCTATGCTCGCGTGCTACCTTGTGCTGCTCTTCAAACGTACGCGTGATTGCCAACACCTTGCCATCTGGCATAGCCGCTTCCCAGAACTCACCCGTCAGCTCGCTATGCCCGTTCGCCTTAGCTGCCTTCTCCAACGCTGCATATGCACGCGCCATAGCTTCAGCCTCAACCTTCACCTCACTGCCGACATCTGCATCAATAGCTTTATTGAGCCGGTCAAGCTGCGCCTCAAACCGTTCACGTAGTTTCGTATCGACCAGCTCTGGCAATCTATCAATGCCCCACCGCTGTTCGTAGTCAGACACAATCTTATCAAGCTCGACTAACGCCGACCTGAGCTTCCTTGCATTCACACTATCGCCGTTTCGCTGCATCATCTTCTGAACGCCACGAGCTGGCTTTGGTATTCTTTTAGCCATTTTAGCCAATACCTCCACGACACGTGTGATATGTGATATGTGATTGTGAACCCCTTATAGGGGGTTTCACATCACACACACATAATGTGATTATCACATAAGATGTGAAAACTTTTTCACACATCAGCCTAACCCCTTGTTAATAATGACAATTCCGTCCTCGATAAAAATCACACGTTTGCTCTGTAGGGCTGCTCTAGCATCCCTTCGCTTACCTGCTGTGAGGTCGGGAGTTTTCACACGGTGTTCTACTTTCCATCTCTCTATGTCACACCTATCGGACTTCTCATTCATCAATACGTTATGCAGTGCATCGAGTGCAATTTGCTGGTCGTTGGTTAGTTTCGCCCGGCGCACGTCACTACGTTGCGTAGGCTCGCTGGGCTGAATAACGATAGAGCTGTCGCCCAGCATCGCAATCGGCACCATATCGAAGACCATATCGTCGAATGGCTCTGCATCCTTCTGCTTTTCGCATTGCAGGGTGAAGCTGTCCTCATCCTTTTTGACACGCAATGCAGCGTCTACAGCGCCAAGTAGCGCAGTTGAGCCACGCATACCACGTGACGCGTCCTTGCCTGCGTGGTGGATACCCAGCACCGCACCGTCAATATGCCGCTGTAGGGCGTTACAGGCGCTTACAAACAGCCCCATATCTGAGCTGGAGTTCTCATCACCCAGCAGACTGCGCGCCACCGTGTCGATAATGCACAGCGTAAACTGCTGGTCGAGGCCATCAACGGTGCGCAGGAGCTTCTCAACGTCCTGCTGCTCTGTCATATGCACCGCCATAGGAAGCACATACATAGGCGCGTCAGCTTCGATACCGACGTGCTGCTGCCACGCCTTCACACGCTTACCAAGACCGCCTACGCCCTCGCCTGCAATATACAGCACCGCACCCTGCTTGACTGCGTTACCGTGCCAAGCGCGCCCATACGCAACAGATAAAGCTATGTCGATACCCAGAAACGATTTACCCGCGCCGGGTTCGCCATAGATGACACCGAAACCGTGTTCAGTGAGCAGACCATCGACCAGCCATTTGACTGGCGGCATATTGCGTAGATACGTCAGGCTGTATGTCGGATACACGTCAGGCTCGTCGACTGGCTCCAACACCTCACCATCGGGCGTTACGACATCCGTTATAACATCCGCACTGCTGACAACATCACGCAGCTCTTCTGGCGTGTGCCCGTTCTGCAACCAGTCATACACGTCCTGCTTCTCACTGAGACCCGGAAGGTCAACCACCTTGATGTCCTTTGCCACGTCAATGAGATGACTGCTGACCACCTGCGCGTGCTTCTGCCCCGCTTCGTCTGCGTCGGGTAGAATGACCACGCGTCGGCCTTCAAAGAATTTGTTTAGCTCTGCTTTCCATTTGCCAGCCCCGCCGTGTGATGTCGTAGCGACAGCACCCAGCTCAATGAGTTTGTCTGCACACTTCTCGCCTTCGACCACAAAAATTGTTTTCTCCGGGCGCGACAGGATGCCTTGCAGATTGTAGGGCAGCGCCTCGACATCCTGCATATTGTAAATCCAGCCGCCACTGCCGTCTGGCCTGCGCTGCCTGAATGTCTTTGGCTCAAAGCGCATGACCTGATACCGCAGCTCACCTTGCGCGTCGACGTAGTTATACACCTTGCTGAGATACTGCGCAGGCTGGATGGCCTTCTGCGTTTGCTTTGGTATGCCGAACTTGCGCTCCAGTACGTCAGGGATACCGGCGAGCTGCGCGCCCTCATTCTGACGAACGAGGTCGACTACGCCGCCGCCTATGTTGTTTTCAAAATCGAACCACGTACCTTTGCGCAGGTCGACTTCCTTCGACCCACGATTGCCCCAGCGCAGCGTGTGGCCGCGCCGTTCCTTTGGTTCACCCCAATAATGTTTTGCGACTGTCTCAATGTGAGCGCCGATATTGTTTGTCATCTCGTTTACTCCAACCCCTCAAAATAAAAGTGTTTGCGTTTCCACGTTGCCGCCTGCGTCGTAGGTTTTGCTCTCGCCCTTCGGGTAGGGCTGAACATCATACCGTAGCTTCTGGCGCAGCTCTTTCTTTTGCCTCTTGTCACCAACAAAAGTTACATACCTGTGCTTGCGTGGCCTATCCACCAAATCAGTGCCCCAATGTCCACGCGAATGTCGTGCTGACTTACCGCCGCTTGTGTCAAACCCCACGGGGTCTTTCCGCTTTGCAGACAAACCCGTGTAAAGAAAGTTCGTAGCCTGATAGACGTAGCCGATATGCCCCTGCTTTGTGTCAGCGTAGCTCACTATAATCTTTGGTGGGGGCAACAGCTTCATCGACCTAGAGACAAGTATAGAGGCTAAGTTCTTTTCGTTGCGCTCCAAGCACAGCCTGTTTAGCTCCAACACATCCAGTGCGTGTTCCTCCCCACAAACACCACGCGCAAGATGTGGCGACGCTGGCGCGCCGTATGTGATAACACCAATCAAATTGTTTTCTTCATACAAACCATAGGCAAACATAATTAGAGGCATCCGCTTCATGTAATGCTTTTGCAGAAACCATTGCCGCGTTTCCTCTGGCTTGATTTGCAAAACCTGCATCTCGTTTACTCCTGAAAAAATATTGGGGCGTGCCGCTGAGGGGGAGGGAAGGGCAGCACGCCCCAACTGACGCTACCTAAAACAGTGGTGCGGGTGTTTCATCACCACTGCTTTGCGCGGCAGCCGGTTCAGGAGTAGTGTCCGGCGCACTTGCAGCGTCAAAAAAATCGGGCCTGTCGACCCAGCTCACGATGCTCCACTTCGGTGCCTTGAACCGAAGCTCACCATTTGGCGACTGGATTTTAATCGTCTCCGTGCCTTCAATGGCAACCACTGGCATCAGGCCAGCGTGCTGACCCTTCTCTGCCAGATACTTGCTGTGCAGGTCATCCATTGAACGCAGCACAGTCTTCGCACTGTGGCTGAACTCACGCAGGCCCAAGTCCGTTGACCCAATGCGCAGACGGAACGCCTGCTTGTGGTCTTCACTTGGCTTGCCCGGCATCGGTTCACCGACCTTCGCCATCACAAAGTCAGGCGCGCCAGTTGCGAACGACAGCCAACCGACTTCGATATTTTCCATATCCATCACGAAGTTGGTCGGCATTTCGACCTCGACTTCGGTTTTTGTCCATTGACCGTCTTCGCCCTGCACGCGATTGACTGCGATGAGGTCGCCGCCCTTTGCGTCATACTTGACGATTGGCAGGATGTCGCCTGCCGATTTAGTTTCAGTTGGTAATCCTAACGCCATAATTCATATCCTTTCATAAACGCTATTCATGTAACCTAGAGTTCTTTGAACTCGCTCACTGGTATGAAGCAGCAGATGTCCCAATCCTTTGGGTCACCTCTATCGGTTCTGCCACCCATACCAATCCTGTACTGACCCAGCCCGGCAAACGGAATGAAGCCAGTCCAGTCCGTCCAGCTCACCACGAGGAAAGCTGGTCGTCTGAACGCCTGCTCAATATCATTGGCAGACATAATTTTGTGCGCATTGATGAGCGTCGTCTCGTACTTGTCGCGCTCAAACGTGCGGCACTTTATTTCTATGAAGCTGGTCACCTCGCCTTTGCGGAACGCAGCATAGTCGAGACGGTAGACCGGGTTGAGCTTTTCGAGCGACACGTCGCGGCGCTCTTCAATGAGCTTCGCGACGGCGCTCTCACCGCGCAGACTTTGTTCCGTCTCATACTTGGGCATCGACCCACTCCCTGATGACCGCGACTGCGTAGTCCCAGTCAGACGCAAACGGATACAGCGCGCTGCTCGTCTCGCCCCACTCTTCATTGATAGCCACGAGAGGTAGCACAACACGAGGTCGGTGCCTGTCATACTTGAAGATGAGGCACGGCATCAGGTCATCGCCCGTAGCGTCGACGACTTGCCGCCACCAATCATCTTGGAACCACGTGCCTGCACCATTCACGGCGTAGGCTTTGCACTCAATCTTGAATGGTGGGCACACCAAGTCCGGGAGACTGTCCGACTGGTATTGGGACAGGTTGCGGCGCAGAGGTTCTTCCAAACCCAAATCCTCTGTGAGCTTGTTGGCGACCCAACGCTCGAATGCTGCACCTTTGTTTCTACTCTTCCGACCCGACATCTCTACACCCGTAAACTTTGTACCCAGCTCGCACAGTTTCCAATGCCGCGTTCCAGCACTGGTCGTATGTGTCGAATGCTGTGTACCGCACATATCGTTGACCATCGCCCCACGTCAAAACCCATATCAGGCTAAACAACATTACGTGCGGCATTGACCAGCTTGTCCAACTGCGCGCTCTGGTTTTCCAAACGGCGTTCCAATTCTTTGGACAAAATTTCATCAGCCAGTGATGCCATCGAACGATGACTGCTTTGCTTCAGCTCTAGCTTCAGTGCGTCAACGGTAGTCGTGCGCAACCGAAGCAGTGTTGGTTTAAGGTCAGACATGATTTCTCCTTGCTATCATTTTTTTATCTTAGGGGTATTGCAAACTGATTAGAACGAGACTATATCTAGGAAATCGATAGAACAAACAGGAGGTTTATTCGATATGTTTGTAGTAGTTTTTGATTATATGGACTCAAGTGTTGAGGCCGGTGACTATAAAGTTGCTTGGTCTTGTAAGGAAATGTTTGCCAAAAAATCAGAGTTGAACCGCTTTATGCGAAATCACAGAGAGCGTGCAAAACATGAGAGCGGCGTTTACGGTATGTGTAACTGGGCGAAAGTCGATGAGTTTGATATCGACCTCAAGCTGTTCACGTTTTACGCGATGAGCGCACCTGACTTGCACATTCGGCTTGAAGACTTGACCCGTGAAGCTCTTGGCGACGCGAAAAAATACGTTAAGGATTGCGAGCGCAAGCATAACGAAAAGTGGGAACGTGAATTTGGGGTGCAGGCATAATGGCTGGTTCACCGAATATAAAATTGTTTAACGCATCCGGCGAATACGTCGGCTGCGTTAAGACAGCGGAGCAAGCCGGGCACATTTTTGCTTTTTGCAACAGCCACGTTTTTGCTGAGGCGCGCTGGGGCCACACCAAAGCTAAAACGCTTTTTACTAAAACCGACGACAGCGAGTGGTTTGGATTGTTCGACGAAATCACCGAGCTCATCTTTGACCGCGCTGTAGAGCTTGGTCTTGGAGATTATGTATGACCGACAAGCTAGACCACCCGAAGTTCCTGCTGCGTGAACCCGCGCAGCAGGACGACGTTATCTTCAAGGAGATTGATGGCGTTGTGCATATCATCGACTTGGAAAAGCACGGCACCGTCGAAGCCTACTTGCAGCGCATGACCAAGCCTTCGTTCGACCTGACCGAAGAAGAGGAGGCAGATTTTTATGGTTAAGTACATCGCTTACTATCGCGTGTCGACGAAAGCTCAAGGCCAATCAGGTCTTGGGCTGGAGGCACAGCAGGCGTTGGTCGCACCATACGCTGACGACATCCTGCACGCATTCACCGAAGTCGAGAGCGGCAAGAATGATGACCGCCCTCAGCTCGCCGCAGCGTTGGAGCTGTGCCGTGAGCTGGGCGCGTCCATCTTGATTGCCAAGATTGACCGACTGTCACGTGACGCTGCATTCCTGCTGACGTTGCGTAAGGCCGGGGTCGACATCATCGCTGCTGATATGCCGAACGCTGGCACGCTGGAGTTCGGCGTGCGAGCTGTGGTGGCGCAGCACGAGCGTGAGCAAATCTCGCAGCGCACAAAGGCAGCACTGGCCGCTGCCAAACAGCGCGGCGTAAAGTTAGGTTCTCCCAACCCACGCGCTGGCGGTCTTGCCGCTGGCGCGGTTCGCAGGGCAAAGACGCAAGCCATCGCTGGCAAAGCATTGCCCGTCATCACTGCGCTGCGCGACGCTGGTGCGTCGCTCCGCGCGATTGCCGACGAGCTGAACAAGCTAGGCATTCAAACAGCTACTGGCAAAAGTTGGTACGCACAGTCCGTCAAAAACATTATGGAGGTATCTCATGCGTGACGACGACGATTGGAAACAAGCGCTTGGCGACATCATCGCCTTGCTTTGTATTTTTGGCGTAGGGTATGTTGCCCTACTGCTTGCACCCGGCATTGAACTTGCCATCATCGACGCGAAAGGAAATTGAAATGGTCGGTAAAGTAACCCCTGATAATATCATTACGGCATCACGTGTGCCTGCACTGCTGAATGCCAGCCCGTATGAAACCCCGAACGACGTGCTAAAGAAGTGCATCGACGCAGAGGAGGGCGTGCCCCGCGAAGCGTTCAAGCAGAACGAAGCAATGTTCTGGGGCGACGCGATGGAGCCAACCATCCTGCACATCGCATCGCAGCGTCTTGGTCTGTCCGACATCAAGTTCGATTACGACGAGGCGTTCTTTCACGAGAAGCTACCACTGGCCTGCTCGCTGGACGGCGCAGGCACAGGCAGCGGTAGTATCAAAACTGATACTAGCAAGGGCATCTACTGCATCACGTCCGATGAGATTGACATCACTGGGCGCGGCGTGCTGGAGGCGAAGAACACGGGTAGCAAGCCTGAGACAACGCCAGCTCTGTATCGTGGACCACTACAGCTCCAAGCACAGATGATGTGTACGGGCGCGCAATGGGGTGCCGTGTGTGTGCTGTATGGTGGCAACGAGCTGCGCATCTTTGTTTACGAAGTGCAGCACGACACGCAGGAAATGATTGCTGGTGCCGTTCTTGATTTTGAAAAGCGCAAAAAAAATTACGACTGGTATCCTGTGTTCTCCAGCGAGGACGGCAACACTGCCTACCCGATGGTCGACGATGCCGTGCCTGAGCTGGAGATAAAAGACAATGAGGCGCTGGACTATCTCGCTGACCTAGCCGACGCGCATCGTGATAAGAAGATTGCGGAGAGCCGCATCAACGAAGCGGAGGCTGGGCTGAAAGAGTTTCTGGGTAGCCACGAAAGCGCCATCGGTATAGTGGGCAACAAGCAGTACCGCGTGAAGTGGCCGATGCGTCAGCGGCGCGCGACAGCAGAGAAGGTCATACCCGCCAAACCTGCTGAGACGTATCGCCAGAAGACGCTTACGCTGAAGGAGCTGGACTAATGAGCGCTGGTCTTACGCCTAAGCAAGCTGAGCTGCTGCAAGTCATTAAAGAGTTCACAGAGTTGAATGACTACACGCCGTCAATCAGTGAGCTGGCTAAGCTGACGGGTCGGGCACGAACGCCGACGCACTCGATGCTTCAGCAGCTTGAGCGGCGAGGGTATATAAAACGAACGCCGGGTATGGCGCGAAGTTTGGAATTACTCTAAGAAAGAAATAGGGGCGGGGTCTTTGGAGAAGGATGACCGCCCCTTACAATTTGTAGAACACAATAACGAAAAGCACACCAGCGATACCCCCCGTTATGAAGTATATCATCCCCTACCTTGCCCTCTGTATTTCTTCCAGCTTGCTCGTTTGGATTTGTTATTCGGTCTGCTGCGTGTCGAGCTGCCAATGCTTGTACGTTTCTTAACAGGCTCGATAATCACCTTCTCTTTTTGCCGTGCCATTACTCACTCCATACCTTGTAGGTGTTGCCGTCATATATCAGCGACTGCTTGCGGTTGCTCCCAGCTCTGTAGCTGCAATGCACCCACCCGGCAGTCGGGTCATCGGGGTCGTGAAATTCTAGGATGAGCTGGTCGAAGTCCAGCGTATCGCGTATCCACCTAGCCAGCTCGATGTTTGCTACGCCGGGCACCTCGAAGTCAGCCGCCTCACCCTTTGCGTGCTGGCTTGTGCTGCGGCTACCTATGGCCCTGCACAAAGCAGGGCTACGGTAGCCAGAGCTGGGCGTAAAGCCACGCCCGTAGTGGTCGCGTACAGGTTGCAGCACATTCTCGCACAACGCCCTCAGCGCCTCGATATGAGCCTCTGAAGGGGTGTTGTCGATACCGCGTCGCAGAGCTGTCTGGCTCTTGGTCATCTCCCGCAGGCTGAAGTTGTTAGACAGTTTCATATTACCAACGGGAGCTGTTACTTTTTTCCACTACGGCCCTTGAACATATCACCCGCCTTGATGCCGAAGCTCGCACAAATTGCTATATACAAGAGGTTCTGGTACCAGCTCGGAAGCGTAGCTAAGATTTCAAAGCCATTCTTAACATCATCAGAAAAAGCAGGAATAAAAACAAGGACGGCAGGGAGAAGGAGAACAACCAGTGCCAGCTCATCTTTCCAGCTACCCTTTGTAGCGTCTGCCATATTAGCTTCCCAGTCGACCTCGCCTGTCGCAATTTTCTTTTGCACTTCTGCGTCAGCCTTTGCCTTTTCAACGCGCACAACAGCCTTAGCTTTTGTCTCCTCGACCTTGCCATTCACCCAATTCCCTGCAATGCCTGCAACGGCGTTAAATATATTCAGCATCTCTGCCTCCGCTAGTAATTGTTCAATCGCTTGCGTGCTTTTGTTATCGCAAGTCTAATCTGCTTTTGCTCTGGTTCCAAGAAGTCTTCACGGGTCAGCGTCGTGCGCTTTGCTTTGACTGTCGACGTGCAGCGTATGCAGATGCGGCGCAAGTCGAGAGCGATGTAGCAAATCAGGTCGGCATCGTCTGTTGTGATTTGACGTTTTGTCTTACTGCCCTTGCTTGTCATAAAGGCCCACGACTTACCAGTGTCACTGCGTGGCCCGGTTGCGGTCTTGCATTCCACGCGGAGGGGGAAGTTGTCGTCGTCGAATAGGATGATGTCCGTGCCCTCAAGATTAGCTAGTGAGCATTTGTATTCTAACGCTTTGAATGCTGACATCGCCAGATGCTCTCCAGCGGCACCGATTGAAACTGCCCCCCTCACAGTTTTCCAACCCATCTACTTGTCCTTATCCTCAAGCCGGTCAAGTTTGTCTAGCCGACGCTGTGTCATCTGATTGAAGAAGGTAAAGAGCTGCGTGATTTTACTCTCCGTATCTTTCAGCCGCTCGTCCATTCGGTCAGTCTTATTTTCGAGGTGAGATACGGAGCGACTGAACCACCATATCATAGCCATTGCTGCCGTTAGGATAGGCCAGTAGGCAAGTAGTGTCTCGCCAAAGTTCATTGCTCTAATCCTGTAAGGCTTTTCTTATTCTAATACCAAGCAAGAACAAACCGCCGATAGCGATTGCAAGGTTCAACCAGACGGTGAGTCCGGAAGCCCAGACGGGTGCGGTGATTGCCACTCCGCTTACAACGTAATCAATCGCCGCATCGTCGTTCATCTTATTTCTCCTTGCGAAGATTCAGAGCCAACTTCTGAATGAAGTCATCAATCTTTGCGAGAATCTCATTGTCGCGCATAGACGGAGTTACGTTAGCAATCACCGAGGCGGCTGCTACGATAGCTGTAATCCAAGTGATAATAGTTTCCATTATTCAGTCTCCGTAGGGTAAGTCATTGTGATAATTACGCACTCTATATCGTTGAAGTTAAAAAAGGCCTCTTGCGTTTCTGGCTTGCCCTCAACCTCTTTAATTAAATTCCTGTGGTGAGTTGTGTTTCTTACTGTATCTGTGACCCATCCAGTAAGGCCTTCACCCATAAAAAACTGTTCTGACATTGCCCAAAAGTCTGGGTCAGTCCAATATGAACGGCTGTTGTCTAAGTCTGGCGAGAACAATCCGACTGAAACTTTAGCCGACGAACCCTCTTTTACCCCAGCAAACCAACAAATAGTTTTGCCATCTTTGAAAAATTCAAAGTGAAAAGGTAATTCCTCAAGTTGCTCTAACAACCAATCTTTGCAAGGACGCTCACCCATAATGTCCGAAGTTAGAGTTTCTCTTAACAAGAATTTTTCTGAGTCTGCATAAAGCGTTTCGAAAACATCTGGGCTAGGTTTAGTGTTTGAATATGTGTAAGCCATTAGTTAAACACCACCGTTCTTGTTGTCCCAGTTGTGGTTGTTCCCCAAGCATTGCCAGAGGCACTCCACGTCCACTGCTTAACATTTGTGCTGGAGTCATAATTAAACGACGTTGCACTTGTTCTTGTGAATGTAGTGTTATGTGCTGTCAAAGAAGTAAAGCCAGTGTTTGTCGTGTCTGTGCCGATATTTCTTGCCCTAAAAAGGAAACTCCAGCTTGTGCCGTTATATATGCTAATGAGTTCGGCAGTAGCGTTGCCGTTATTTATAAAATCTATCGTGTTGTCAGAAATTGAACCTTGAATAGTCTGACCTAAGTCCAGACCGTATCCATAAGACTGAATTGCTTTAAACGACCAATTGCCAAGTGTGACATTAGTTGACCATAGTTGACTGCTTGCACCATAGAAACTACTAAACGTCATCTGACTATTTGCAGACGCACTAATCAAGCCACGAATGTCGCTGTCGTTCATCGAACACTGTGTGCCAGATGTGCCACCAGCTTCAACGTGCAAATCATTCAAGCTAATCTGTCCGCTACTTTGAAGAGGCATTTTCTAACTCCTCTACTTTTGCGCTAAGTTCCTTCACTGCCTCGACAAGCAAGCCAATCAACTGGTCATACTGCACAGTCTTATATGTCTCGCCTTCTTCGCCGTGGAACACAGCCTCATCCTCAATGACAGCAGAGGGAAGAACCTTCTCTACGTCTTGGGCAATCAAGCCAGCCGACTTGCGGTCATCCTTGAGGTAGGTAAAGGTGCAACCATTAAGCTGCTGCACTTTGGTCACTGCGTTTTCAATCGGTGCAATGTCTTTCTTAAGGCGAATGTCTGAGACTGTAGTGGAGTATGCGACTACGTTGCCATCGACGTGGAGGTCGCCATCGGACTCAAGTTTCAGCCTATGCGTTACAGCCCCTGCATTACCTAAATAAACATTAAATGAATTGTCTGTATCACGAAGATACATCATGTTTGCGTAACCTTGACCTTGGCTGTCGGCATCGCCTGTGCAAATCCCAACACCAGCAGTATCGTTATAAGTGTATAATGGCAGTCCACTACTTGAGGAGTAACCATTAATTTTTATAGCCGAGAGACTATCCGATGTAAGTTCAAGTATTTTGCTGGGCGAAGTCGTGCCAATCCCAACATTCCCGCTGCTGTCGATGCGCATAGCCTCTGAGGCGTTAGCACCAAACGCCATATGATTTGTTGCGTGTCGATAAGAGATATATCCAGCGTCATCGTCTGCACTGTCACCAAAAAACAACTCTGTATAACCAGATGTGTCTGTAACTTTAATTGCAGCCGCAGTATTTGAGCCGTTATTTACTTCAAAAACTTGAGTGGGCGAATCAGTCCCCACCCCAACTCGGTCATTCGTGCTGTCAACATACAGCGTGTCAGTGTCAACAGTCAGCCCATCAGCCGTGACCGTGCCAGTGACATCAATGCCTGTGCTGCTGGTGGTCAGTTTGAGTGACGCATCATAATATAAGCTAGTTGCGGCATTTAAAGTTGAAGCAAAATATGTTTCGCCAGTTGAGCTTCTAAGGCGAAGCTCGTCTGCTTGCATAAAAATAAATTGACCGCTTGCGGCATTTATAAAGTTATATGTTCCATCATGATAAATCTGCAAGTCAGAGCCAGCACCGAAGATGGCTTTGTTGTTGTCGCCAAATGACAGATTGCCCGTCATTGTGTCGCCGGACTTAGCAACCAATGAAGCACCATCAGCATAAGCATCTACCCAAGATGTGCCGTTATAGACTTTCATCTCCCCATCAGTGCTGTTGAAATACAACGCCCCGGCTACCAGTGCATCGCCATCATTATCAACAGTTGGGTCGGATGTTTTTGTTCCGAGGTAGCGGTCATCAAAGCTATCAAATGAAGCTAACGCGCTATCCCTCGCACTCTCGGCTGCGGTCTGTGCATTAGACGCAGAGGTAGCAGATGCAGCAGCAGCAGTGGCAGAGGAGGCTGCATTTGTCTCAGATGTGCCAGCATTAGTCGCGCTGGTTGCAGCGTTAGTTGCGCTAGTAGCTGCATTGGTTTCGCTTGTGCCAGCGTTAGTCTCGCTGGTCGCAGCAGCAGTAGCACTACTAGCCGCAGCAGTAGCACTCGTAGAGGCCGCAGAAGCACTCGTAGAGGCTGCGGTAGCTGAAGTAGAGGCATTGGTGGCCGAGGTTGCAGCATTAGTCTCAGAGGTCGCTGCGTTGGTTTCTGAGGTAGCAGCATTAGTAGCTGACGTTGCAGCCTCAGACGCTTTCGTCGTTGCTGTGCTTTCGCTGGATGCGGCGTTCGTCTCACTCGTGGCTGCGTTGGTTTCCGACGTAGCTGCGGCTGTCGCACTAGCGGCAGCAGCAGTGGCCGACGCAGCGGCATTGGTGGCTTGTGTCGCAGCGTATGACGCATCAATCACCAAGTCCCACTTGGCTACATCAGCATTGCTGCTAATCGGTGTTGTGCCGCTGGATGTGTGAGACGTGTTGACGCGATAGATATTATAGTTAGACGCATCACGAACAATGTCGCGCACAGTGTAGGCGGTACCAGCAGCCCAGTCGCCGCGCCAGTTACCAATGTCCTCACCCACAATCGGGTTGCCGTTATCGTCAAACGCAAGCGTCTTGCCAGCGCGCGATGAAGCAGTCGGCAGCTCCATATTCAGAGAGCCGCCATCTTCTACTAGAGCCGGGTCGTAGACCGGCGCGCGCATTGTACGCTTAGCTTCTTCTGCGACTTGCTGGTCGAAGATAACAAGACTATCGAGCTGCTCGTTCAGAGCTGAGGCACGCAAGTCACCAGCGGTCACAAAGTCTGTAACGCGCTCAAGGTCGCGCGCGCCGACGACAACAATCTGGTCAGCGTTAACAGGTGTCTGCGGCACATTGGTGGCGACAATCAACGTAACAGAGCCAGTGCCGTTTGCGTTTATCGAAACGGTGTAATCTGTTGTCAGTGTGAGCTTGGTCGCGTTGAAGTAAACGGTGATGTCCGTTTGCTCCAAAATCTCAAAGCTAAACGCGTACGGCCCCAAGCCAGCGGAGCCGCTATAAACGACCCGACGGGTCACTGCGTTGATACTATAATCAGCCATCTATCTTACCTCTGGTTGCATTATACATGATTTACTGCGCATCCAAAATCTTCTCGTTGAATAGAGCATCCTGCTGACGCATCAATTTCATCGCTTCAGATTTCTTGTCACTAACGATGTTGCTTAAAAGCCTTTGCTTGTCTTCGTTCATTTCTAGCGACTGATAGAAATCACCGTCTATCAAGTTCATCATATTGTCTAACATTGTTTCGCCGTGCCTGTAGCCAATATTTCCCGGCAGGTTGCCGCTGTTATCAACTTCATTCATATAAGTGATAAGGGTGTTGTACTGAACTGCATTAAGCAAAACACCGTATTCTTTTTTGCGCGGCATCGGTACGCCTAGCCCCAGCGATACCAGCTCCTCATCCACTGGTGCGTATTTGGTGTTCTTGATACGGATAGGAGAGAACATCTCCCAAAAAGCACCAGTACCAGTCATCCTCTCTTCGCCCCACAGGTTCAAGCTCGGCGGCAGGTCTCTGTTGAACAGTGGGTTGCGTGACTTGGCACGTTGCAGCGCAGTGTAGAAACCACGCACGAAGGCAGGTGTCGTCGTCGGGTCTTCGCCGAATAAGCCCTCCTCTGGCAGCATAGTGCTACGAGCTGTCGGGTCTTGCATACGTGCAATGCCAGCGCCGAATGCCGACTGCAATGGAACAAAAGAAAGAGCGGCCTCTGTGCCTTTCTGCGCAAGCAGCTCAGTGAGAGCCTCAAACTGACTAGCACCATCAGGCTGGTTCAGCACACGGCCCAAGTCCTTTACGGCATCAAGCATAGGCAGCTCTTGCATATAGCCAGCGATGCCGACCACGGCAGCGGTGGCAAGCGTATCCAGCACAGCTGGGTCTTCTTCGTATTGGGCGTAATATGCAAAGTCAGCAGCCATAGCCAATAGACCAGAAATCGGGTCGAGACGTGAAAACGTCACCGACTTATATGTGCCGTCGTCTTGCTTAAAGTTAATCGAGTAGAGCTGTATGCCTTGACGCATAAGAGCCTGACGAGCTGTTCGGTCAGGTGGCCCTGAACCCATAATGATTACGTTACGGTCAGGGTCGTCTATGCCCATCGCCTGATACGCAAAAGTTGCCATAAGAGCAGAGCCAGTTGCCACCTGAGCTAAGGCAAGGTCAGCTTCACGACCACCAGCCATCAGGGTTCTGTAAAAGTTAGGGTTAGCCAACATAGCCGGGCTTCTAGCCAGCGTCTCTTTCATTACGTTGACTGGCGTTTTGTAGAACGGCACAAACAGCTTAGCAACAGGGTGGCTGGTAACGCCCTGCATATCGCCTAAGAAGCCGTCTAGGTCGCCCTGAAACGTCATCGTTCTTGCTGCTTCTTGCGCGTCGGTAACAAGGCCAGCAGGCGGGTTATTAAGTATGCGCACCTCTTCGGCCACAGCAGCAGCTTTGGCCTCGTCAACCGTCTTGCCTGCGTCGATAGCAGCGTCGTACATCTCAGCGCCACGCAGTGAAGCCATAACGCGCAGCTCACTGCGGTAAGCTATACCCTTAAAGAACTCATCTTCAGCCAAAAGCGCACGACCACCCATACGCGCCTGAATGCCAAGAATATTTACAAAACCAGCACCGACGTTGCCATTTCTAATTTGCTCAGTAATAACACGCGGGTCGCCAGTCGTACCAATCGCACGGCGATTACGCACGTCAATCTTAGACGCAATGTCTGTAGGCTCTTCAGTAAAAGCCGTACGACCAGCAACAAGCAATGCGTCTTTGTAGCTTTCCCGTATAGCATCAAGACGAATAAGCGCCTCACGTATACGCACGCGGTCTGACGTGCCCGTCACCGCAGAGCGAACCTTACCGATGCCACTGGCAACAGCAGTCTCTGCAATGCGTGTCATCATAAAGATGGCATTACCTGCGATGTTGACGGCGTGTGTTGCTGGGTGCGTAAGGATTGAGTTAATCCAAACTTCTGTAATTACGTCCATAGTTTTGGCAAGTATGCCCTGCTGCACAAACTTAGATTTGCCAGCGCGGGTCGGGATTGCCATATACAGCTCGCCCAAGAACTCAACGTCTTGCACGTCCTCTGCCCCAAACAAAGCGTTAAGCTCACCAGCGCGGCGACCCAGCACGCCATCACTAAGTTTGCTTGCCATATACAGCGTGCGGCCTGCCTCACTAACTGAACCTGACAGATTGGCGTATAGGTTCGCCTCAACCGTCATCAGCTTAAAAAACTTCTCAAACGCTGCTTGGCGCTCTGCGCCTTCAGGTAACCTACGAGCCGCTTCCAACGCCTCGATAGTTTCGTTTGTTACTTGGCGCGCAGCTATCAGACCAGCCAAAATCTTCTCAGCAGTTTCGCCAGTGCCCGGCGCGCGACCCAACCATTCAGCAACGATATTGTCCATACCCTGCTGCATAGCCATCTCTTCGAGCTTCTCCATATTGAGAACGCCGCGACGCTGTGCTTCAAACAAACCAGAGTTTGCGTCTTTGACTTTAGCAAGATGCTCACCCACATCATATGCGTCGATGTTGTCACCGATACGCACGACGTTTATGCCTTTAGTGTATTCACCACCAATAGCCTCTGCCAGCTCAGCGACCTCTTCTGGTGTCGCCTCACGCACGACCATACTTGCGCCAATCTGCTGCACGGGCTTGTCGGGGATAGGCGGCACGACCTTCTTCTCAGCTTCGCTCATGCGCTTAGCCACGCCGACGACGACATCTTTCAAGCCTGCTACCTTAATAGGCTCAGGCTCTTGCGTCTCGACAATCTCAGGCTCGCCAAGCAAACCCTCATACGGATTTGGCTCAGCCGGGTCTAGGTCTACTGGCTGCTCAAACTGCGTATCGTTCAGCTCTTCTTGCGTGCTGAGCTGGTCGATGCGTTGCTCTATGCTATCCTTAGAGATTGCCATCTGTTTCCTCTTTCGGTTTTAGTGCAGCGCCAACACCGACGGCAGCAGGTACTGCAAACAACGGTTGGCCTTCTTTTGCCATTGTCTTCAATTTGTCAGTAATACGCAAGGCTTTGGTCGTTTGTGGGTCACCGTCAATGCTAATTTCGATGTCCTCAACTTTAGCTTCTTCGTCCAGCTTCTTGGCAACGTTGCCCGTAGCCTTCGGCAGTACCTTGTCGTAATACGTCTCAAGGCCTTGTTCGTTCCAACGGTCAAACTGCACGTCGCCCGGTGTCCACGCAATATAATCGTAGCCCTCATCGGCAGCTTTGCGGATTAGACGGCGCATAGACATCTCTGTCCACTTGTCGGTCTTGCCGACCAGTGGGCCTTCAGGTGTGCCAATCTTTTTGGGCATCATTTTCTTTTCATACTCAATGGCGTCTTCTGCCTGCTTCCTCGTGGCGAATCGTTGTTCGCCACGAATAAATACTACTGGTGGGGTGTCGCCTAACTGTTCATCGCCTTCTATGTTGTACACAGTAAAGTAAGTTTCACCTGTTCGCGGGTCTTTGCTCTCGTAAATAGTAAAGTCTGTTTTTTCTGTCGCGCCAAAGCCGCGACGACGACCAATCTGCGCCCAGTCGCTTTGCAGCTCTTCGATGTAAAGCACGCGGCCTACGTCGTCAAAATTAGTCTCAGTTGTAATAAACCTGCCGTCTTCTGTGCGACGGCCCAACTTGCGGTCACTCAAACGAGCGTGCGCAACAACATCATCCTCTTGCCAGTGAGGTGATGGCATACGGTTTTCCATTACACTAGAAAGGCGCTGTTGTTTTTGTAACGCCTCAAACTCATTAGCCTCAGCCACCCTTAAGGCCTCAGATGGCCTAACGACTATCTGGCTAGGGCGGCGCTCTTTTTCTGCTTGTATCTTGTCGCCAAGCTCTTTGAGCCTTGCTTCTTGTGCCTCGTTTAATTTGAACGACGGGTCACCCTTGTAGCCGGGGTTGGTCAGCAATACCTCGCGGTAGTTCTCCGCACCCTCTTGCGTGTATTCGGAATACTGTGTGTCACCTGCGCCAATGTCGAGGCCACGGTCAATAGCGTCTTGCTGCACCTGCACCTGCGCCTCGTTAAGTGAGTATACGTCGGTTATGTCATCGACGGCTTGGTTCTGATAGGTGACATAGTAGCCCGTGTCGTCATTGCCGACGATGCGGTAGTCTTCAAGCGCACCCTCGCCGTTCACCTCGTAATATGGATTATTAAAATAGTTTTCTCTGGCAATATCACTAAGCTCAGCATCAACTTCCCAGCCGATATTCTTAACATCTACGTCAGGGTGCTTAGCTTGTATACGTGCCAGCACCTCTGGTTCTACGTTTACGAAGCGACCACCTGTAGCCTGCATCAGCTCTTTGTATGCAGCGACACCAGACGTTACATCGTATCCCCTGTTCTCAAGAGCCAGCTCTAAGTAGTCGTCATCGCCAGAGTTGATTTCATCGTCTATTCGTTCACGATGAAAATTTATTTCTTCATAATCATCTATAACTTCTGGGTTGCCAAAGCTCTGGTGCGTGTCAGGATTTAGCGTGCCACCCTGATAGGTAATCTCTTCCAGCTTGACCTTGTTCTGGTCGATAAAGTCCATAGCCTCTTGCTTGGTCAGCTTCGGATTGGCCTCTAGGAACTCATCGAGGCCCGTCCACTTCAGCTCGTCAGCCTTAACGCCAGCGTTAAGCATCTGCCCCTTGAGCTGCGGCCCGGTCAGCTTCTCTTGCTTTAGATTGTCGATGAACTCTTGCGCGCGGCTGTAGAAGCCTAGCTCATCTTGTTTGCGCGTCGGAATTTTTTTTTGAGCCTTCTGAAGTGTACGAAGCAACTCATCGCCTGTTATAATCTGGGTATCGTCAAGACCCGGCGCAACAGTTTCAGCCGCGCGTTTTTCTGTGGCCAAATCCCTAATGATGCCACGCGTCTCGTCATCGAGCGCTTCGATTACTTCACGCGGTTGCATAGCTATAGTTTTGCGCGGGTCAATCTTTGCCTGTATCTCTGGGCCAATAGCGCCCAGCTCACTAGCCGCACCGCGCTGGCGGCGGATTACATCGCGCGCTACGCGTGTTGCAAGTTGCACACCTTTGGGCAGGCCAACAACCTCGCCAGCGAGCTGGGCCTGACGCGTCATAGCCTGCGCGCGCTCATCACCCTCTGGTGCAAGTTCTAAAAAGCTAGGCGCGATGAGGCTAAGTAAATCAGACACGGCTTCGGTGCCGTACTTGGCCGACATCTCTTCAACACCAGAAACAAAAGCATCGAGACGCTCACCTTCTTCAGCCGCAAGGGAGCGGCCAATGCCGTATGCTAAGCCAGCGATGTCACCGGGCGCGCCAACAGCACCAGACACAGCGCCCTTTGCAAGTGCGCCTGTGGTGCGTGCTAGGTCAGCCGGTATCATAGACGGGTCACGTTCCCCAGTAGCGTAAGGCGATGTGCCTTGACGCATCGGCGCGCGTAGCTTGCCCAGCTCCTCAGCAGTGGGCATAACCATCTGAGCGCGCAGCGCACCAGTCTCGTCACGCACCATCTGCATCTCCTGCCCGGTGGAGTACAGGTCGTGGGTATTCATAAACTCGTTTTTCAAGCTGCTCATTAGTCTTGCACCAATCCAAGCGTACGCAGACGGTTCATCTGCCTGTTGTAGTATTGTTTATTGTTAATTCTGGTTTGGACGTATTGGATGAACTCCTCGTCCGTCTCAACTTTTGCCTCCTTCTTAGCAGCATCTATGCCTGCGCGCGCCTCCTTTCTAGCTTTCTCTGCTTCGCCGCTAAGCACGTTATCAATGTAGTTCTGCATCCAGTCGATGCGATTGATTGTCGGGTCCGCCTTAGCCGCAAGGTTCAGCTCGTTCTCAGCCCTTGCCATACGAGCGCCCTTCTCAGGGTCAGTAGTCAAAGCGCTTTTGTTTATGCCCAACGTAGCGCGCGCCATATCCAAAGCAATGTTGTGGTCGTCATTGCGTCGTGCGTCGACCCGGCTAATGAAGTCCTTGAACGTCGCAGTGCTCATATCGCCGCGTGCGTTGACAACATCGTCTAGCGTTATTGTTCCCTGAGCTGACTTGATAAGCAGGCCGTTAATGACATCAGGATTATCCTGACCGCCCTCTTTCATTAGACCAGCTTCGAGCTTGTTGGCTGCGTCAATGTCGATGTCCCTAAGAGCTGCAATCTGCGCGTCTCGCTCCTCTACATCATTGGCAAGGTATGCCTGCATAGCCAGCTCAGAATGCTTGTCTGCTGCAATCTTTTGCTTGCGCTCAGCAGCGTCAGCCATCTTCTTCTCGATTGCTTCGTTCTCTTCTATCTGAGCTGCCGCCCCAAGAATAACGTCGCGTCGCTCGTCAGGCTGTAGACCGTTTAGCAGGACAGCAATGTTGGGGTCTTCAACCTTGTTGGTCAAAACCTGAGCGACGTGGCTTGTTGGCTGTTCCAAAATCCACTCGCCAACACGCTGCTGAATAACCGCCGCCTTACGGTTCTCAGCTTCGGTAAGCAGCCCCTTTCTCTCAGTGGCGGTCAAATGCGGTAGTTGACTTATAGACGCAATCTGCTGGTCGATAATATCGAGCTGCGTTGTTACTTGCCCGTCGATAGGGTTCTGTACGCTAACCCCATCAGTCACGATGGTGGAAAACGTATCCATAATAGAGCGAGCCTGCTCAAAGTTATCAGCTCTGTCCTGCTCTAGCTGTCGCTTTATTCTTTTGTTAGAGAACGCCAGCAGCGAGCTGTTGTATATCGTCGCCATCTTAGCGCGGAACACCTGACCAGTCTCCTTGCCGATATTGTCATCAAGCACAGAACCGTAGCCATTGATGATTGAGTTGACGCGCTTAGCGTAATCTTGGACAGACAGGTTTTGTGTTTCTGGGTCAGCATCCAACAGGCGCACCTTTGTGCTGACCTGTTGCTCCATACGGTATTTGACAACTTCGGCAGCAGCGGCCTGAGCAATCTCACCTCTTGGAATGTCTAGCGCGGTGCCGCTCTCCATCGCCTTGTTGATTTGAGCTGTGTCGGGTGCGTTTTCGACACCGTAATCAATGGCCTCTTCTTTCTGATACTCAAACGCAAAGTCGGCCATCCTGTCCAACGCGTTTACTATAGAGCCAATCGCTTGCTGCTGCGCGCGGCCAGTCGACACAAAGTCGACGCTTGGCACGTCAGGCAAGCGCAACGGACGGCGACGATATTTAGGTGCTTCGGCCATTACGTCCCTGTCCCAGTTTTCATTCCTGATTCAATGCCGCCAGCTACCATACCAGCAGCTTGCGCAAATGCGTTGAGCTTGGTCGCTTTAGCCTGCGCCATCAACTGCTCTGCTCTCATCCTGCCGCCCATCAGGGACATCTCCCCAGCCTCACGTGTAGTGATAAGGTCGGTCACGCCTTGAGCAAGATTAAAGTTTGCTATGGTGTCAGCCGAACCACTGGCCGCGTCGATGCCGCCAGCTCCTGCGTATGCGTTCATCGTGGCTGCGTTTTGCAGCATCTCGTCAAGCACAGCAACACCCTCTTGCCTGTATTGCAGATACTCTTGACGAGCGCGCTGCTGCTCATAAGCAGCCTGCTTAGCCTGTGCCTTTGCTGCCTTGCGACCACCAGAAAGCGTCGCGGCTGCTGCAACAAAATAAAATACCTGTGCCATATTACTGTCCTGCGCTTACCTTATAATCAATTCCCAATAGGGTCATCTTGAGCGGCACTGTCTGGCCGATGGTGATTTGTCCGTCGTAAGTATAACCCAAAATGCCGTTCAATGTCTTGATGCCTGTAAATTCTTCAACATCATCATCAAGTATGCCCGTGCCAAAATTACGGAACGGAACTTGCTTACCGTTGATGGTTAGAGCCTGCGTCTCAAACAACTCAGCATTCACCTCAAAGATGCGCTTCTTAAATCCTTTGAGCGACCCGCTGCTGAGGTTAGGCTCAACTGGCAGCGTCTTAACAATCGGGGTGAAGTTCAGGCCGACCTGATGGCTTGAGGTTGCGGCAATCGCAAAGGTTACTGTAGACGGCGAAGCACCCACTGTTTGGTCTGGCTCAATAACCCCGTCTCGTATGATTTTGACGCTCTCTGCTTCGAGGTGCGCCATAGTAACAGAACTAGCTGCGCCACCAGTTTTAGCACAGTCCAACAAAACATCAGGGTCAAACAGCTCAACATAATACACAGAAGCGCTGTTAACAGTGCGCTGTACCACAGTATATATATCGCTAACATCGACACCGATGTTGATGAATTGCCCATCAGTCGTCCACTCTGTAGGCGCGATTACGTTCTGCGAACGCAAGATGGTATAGCAGGCAATCGAGCCGTCGTCGTCATTTACAATCAGTAATCGGTCACCCTCATCTGTGCCCGTAGACCGACGTACCGCCATCTCACTAGGTGATTTTAGCAGATGTGACGACAATAGAGAAATCTTGGCAGACGTGTAAGCCGCCACGCTATCACTAAAAACAAACTCTTGAATGGCGCGACCCTGACGCTGGATAAACAGGGTAGAGCCGTCTAGGTTTTGCACACGTATGCCCGGCTTGGTGCCAAACGAGGTTTGCGCCTTCACAATCAAGTTGCTTGGCGTGATGGGTTCTTCCAAACCTTGCGGCACGTAGAACTCGCCACCAGATGTAAATATCTGCAAGTGCCGACCAGAATACATATCTATGATTGCGTTGAACGTACCAGTGTCCATAGTCGCCTCGACGGAAGCGTCATCGAGGGCTTCGCCGGGGTCGAAGTCAAAGAAGCTGCTAACACGCGAACCCCATATGGTAGAGGGTCGCGTGCTAGTCCCTCCAAAATACAAGCGCCCTTCGTGGAACGTAACCGCGCGAGGCCAGCCACGGGTGCTAGACCAAGTTTCTTCGTACCCTTGCTCAAGCTCCCAATCGGCATCATCAATATTACTTGTGTCGAAAAGAGGCACTTCGGCAAAGCAATCTAGTGTCGCATCGTTTACCCTGCGCACAATCCGCAAACGACCAAACGGTGTGACGTTTATATACTGGCCCTCATAACCAAAAGAACCCCCCGCGGATGTTGTAAAAATATTTGCGTCGGAGCCGCTGTGCTTTGCAGTCAACGTAATGTTGCCAGTCGTACCAGTGGTCTCTAGGTGGTCATGTGGCGTGCCCGTGTTGAAAGCATTGCCTGCGGTTGTTGTTAGAGAGAAGGCAAACTTAGGAACAAAACCAAAAGAGATTGTGCTTGCCGTCCACGTGCTGTCACTCGCGCCGCGCACGATAGACAGGGGCGCCAAAGATGAATGCACGATAATCAGCGTGTCAGCCGACTGAATAAAATTCATCTCTGGTATGACGCTGGCCGTCAGCCCAGACACAGACAGAAACGCGTTACCAGTTCCGTTGATGTTGGTAATCTGCACGCCATCCTTAAAAACGTACATTCTGGTCGGCGTAAAAACCAACATATAGCTGTCATCAATACTAAACTCGAACGGCACCATACGCGTCGCATTGGCAGCGCCGCTGTCCAGCGTCGCAATATACTTTGTGCCGTCACGGCGCTTAGCGCCGCCCTGCGGTTGGATTGTGACGTTCTGTGCTGTGCTTAACCCAGAGCTATACTGCTGTATGTCTGTACGAGCGCGCAGCTTGGGGTCAAGTTCGCCTGCCGTAAAATCGTTTTGTATTTGGATGATACGCGACATTAGCGAACATCCGTAAGTGGGAACTCTTCAATAGTCTGCGGTGGCCGGTCTGCTCCATCAATGTTGATAGCGACACGCACCAAACCGCCGCGCATATTTTCAGATGGTGAGCCAAACGCGCGGTTATAAAAATAGTCAGCCTTTGTAATTTGGTCAGTAATCGGCTCAGCAAATTCTGCGGCCAAAGCCGTTTTGAGAAGACGCACAAAATAAGGCGGGAAAGAAGACGGCTCTGGTAAAAACTGATAGTCAATCCAAACATCTTCATAGTCTGTGTAGAGACCACCAGAATAAATCTCAAAGTCACGTGCTGGTCGACCGCCAGCAGATGACGTAATGAATACAGCCTTTGGATTACCAAGTATGTCACCCGGCAAGGCGTATTTATATTTCCATTCATTGATAGGCGCGTCAGCCAAGCGAGCAAGTTTAACCTTCTTAACTGTCCAGCTATACGCATACTGCATAATCAGTGTGTCACGCACATCATCGTACAAACGGTCAGCGACCTGCGCCTCATCAGTACCATCAGAAAAGCTCGACAGCGGAGCCGCGCCGAGCATGATAAGTGCGTCAGAACAGATAGAAAGTTTTGTGTCGCCAGCGGCCATTTACGCCTCCAAAGAAAAAGGATGGGGATGGCCGAAGCCACCCCCAGCCAGATTAGTCTGTGTCTGCGACGCTGACGGCAGTGCCGTCAGATACGTCAACAACACCAGATGCGTTCGACAGAACAACAACGATAGACATCGTTGGGGTTGCGCTGTCGTGAACGAAGATGATGTCGCCAACAGCCAAAGTGTCAGACAGGTCATTGAAGTAACCTGACGTGTTCACATCGGCGATAGCGTCGGTTGACGTGTAGGTGTAGATGCTCGGAGCGTTACCACGCTTGGAGGCAGCTACGGTGTTCAAACCAGTGTTTGAGTATGCCATAGTTCAGTCTCCTACTCGGTTGCGCTGACTTTGACGATACCTTCGTCATCAATGGCAACGGCACCAGCCGAGAACATTGAAGAAACGAGGAACGACGTTTTTTCAGCAACGTAGTTGATTTCCGAACGCTGACCCATACCAATGCCCAGACCAGCCGCGTCGCGGTGGAAGAACAGGTTGGTGCGAACGCCACCAGAAAGCGGCAAGCCACCTTCATCACGGTCACCGACAGTGATGAACTTGAAGCCCAAGAAGGTGTCAATTTCACCAGTCGACAGAGCTTTGACGGTTGCAAAGTCTGAGCTGGTCAGTTCGGTTTCATCCAACAGAGCTGACAAGCCGTTAGCGTGGATGACGGCGCAGCGGCCTTCAGCCGGTACGTTTTTGGCATCCAGTGCCTTTTTAGCAGCCAGCAGTTTGGCGAGGTTCAGGTTCGTACCTGTGCCGCCAATATCGGTGCTAACAGTCGACGGGCTGGAAGCTGCATTGATAGCATCAATGACGAGCTGGTCCATACGACGGCCAATAGCGTTACCGACAACTTGAACAAGCTCACGGCGCTCGTCAAAGTTGACTTTTTGCTGATGGAAAATATCGGAATATTCAGCAGCGATGTAGTCCGACATAGTGGCCGTGACTTGCGAATAAGTCACGTTCAACGGAGTTACATCAGTCTGCGGAACGCGAACAGTGGCGGTGCCTTTCCCGATTTTCGGGAACTTCACCTGATTGCCTTCGACGTTGTTACGCTCACGGGTCACACCGGCAAGGGCGCGTGCGCCTTGATATGCCTGTTTGACTTCTGCATCGAACAACTGAACGAAAGCTGAAGTAATGCCTTGTGCCATTACGGGTTCCTTTCAGAAGTGGTTAATACAAAGTTTCGTTACAGGTATCCGTTACCGGGCTGTGACTTGGGCGCTCGCGCTGCGCCCCGGAGCGGGTCTTGTCAGGCCAAAAGGTTATCCAACAAATCACATTTTACAGAAAAAGGGCGACACTGTAAACAGCGCCGCCCCGGAGGTTTCACGAACAATCTTATTATACAGGATTGTAGTCGCTATTTCCATAAGTCTGTTCAAAGAGCTTTTCGACTTTGATGCGGAACGACGGGTCACTGACGTAACGCGGGTCAGCTACCATAGCTTGCAGCTCTTCTTTTGACGGTGCACCTTCAGGCTCACCTACATTGACCGGGATAGTTTGGTCGCCGTAGTAGCTGCGGATTTTTTGAAAAGCCTTAATACCCTGAGCTGTGCCGCCCATAATCTTAAACTCTTCAAAATCATCCTCGCCCCATACGCCCTTGCGCACTAAGCCCTGTGCCCATTCGGTCATAGACTTTAGTGTTAGGTCGGCGTTCGGGCCTAGCTTCTTATATTCTTCATCAAAAGAAACTTGCGCCTCAGTCTCTGCTTCGCCAGCAAGTTCAATAAAACTTTTGCCCAGCTCTTCAAAGGCGGCTTGGCTGATGCCGTTTTCTTTTGCCCAACTTAGATAGGTGGACAACAGAGGGTCATCTGCCTCGATGTTTGCGTCAGAGAATATTTGGTTGTCATACTGCTCTGGTGCTTTGTGTTTGCCTTGTGAAAACTTTTTCTGAAGTTCGTTATACGACTTCGCCAAGTTTTCAATGTCTGGCCCGTTTTCGTCGCTCCAAAATTTTTCAGGGAACCAGTCTTCGCGGGTGAACTCGATGTCTTCACCTTCTGCCGCTACCGTAACGTCTTCGACGCTGGGTTGGTTATCCGGCTCAAGATGGGAAATCGTTTCTTGCTCCGGCTGCTGGTTATCCTCGCTCTCTACAGAGGCTTGGGCCATCAGGCCTTCGTCTTCACTCATAATTCTGATGCTCTCCTAATTCTACGTTCGATTTCTCGAACCATTGAGTTTTGCCCTTCGCGTGCATAACCGTGCGAAGCCTCTTCGCCGGGATACCACGTGGGCTGTTCAATCGTCAGCGAACGCAGATGCTGCAAAAGCTCCTGCCCATCATCGCTGCCGAACACGCGCAGATACAATCGGTCTATGTCGTCCTGATTGTCCTGCTGTGTCGCGCGGAGCTGCGGCTCAACTGAGCGCAGTCCATCCCATCCTTCAGTGGGTTGTAAAATAGTCTCTGACATTGTTCAAAACCTTCCTAACCATCCAAGTTCGTGGGTAGCGCTGGCGCAAAAAATATTCGTTCCATCTACCCGCCCAACGTGATGCGCGCGGCGCACCACGATTGAACGTCGTCCCGTCACCCTCCCTTATGATTGGTATGACGAAACGCATTAGCCACCTCAACTCTCTTCAGCCGGTATCTCTTCCTCCGGCGCTTCTTGAAGGGCTTGGGCCGCTTGCTGTATCATTTGCTGGCGCTCAAGCGGCGTTGTTCTTAGCTCTGCTGGGATACCCAGCTTGTCAGCAATGTGGTCGGAGATGCCGTCCACTTTGACAGACATCTGACCCATTGGGCCAAGAGATGACGAGAGCTGCACCCACTGCATAATCTTTTCGATGTCGCCCATACTTTGAGCCTGCGCGATGGGTGACACTGGCGTGACCTTGACCTCAAGTCCGTTGATACGCAGAGGCATCTCGATGATACCGCGCTCGTCCATAACCGACAAGATGCGCGCAACCATCGGCACCATCGTCTCAGTAATCAGACGACCAAAGGCTGAGCCAAGATTTTGTGCCAGCTCTTTCATGCGCTCAGCAATCTCAGTCGCGCTGCGAGCTGACATATTGTCGGGCGGCAGCGTGTCATCGAGCATGATTTTTTTGATGTTCATAACCAAGTCATTGATGACGAGCTGGCTGACATTGAAGTCACCAGAGCGAGGCAGCATACGCAAGCTCTCGCCTTGAGGCCCACCATTGCGTGCTACTGGGATAATCGCACCCGGCGCGATGCGCACAGTCTGCGGATTTAGTACCCCGTCATCAGCGGCTGTATAGACACCTGCAATAGACAGGGACGCATTTTTCAATAGCAGCTCTTTTGTTTTGTTCAGCGTCTTGATGTCGGGGATGGCCGTGACAAGGGGACCACGACCATATACTTCACCAGCCACCTTCATGTAGCGAGCTACAATCCACGGGCTAGATTTCATGCGGCGCATCAGGAGTTGCGCCTTACCTTCTGGCCAGATGACATGATAGCAGTAATCACCGCGCTCAACGTCGTACAGTGTGGCCTCAAGCAATTCGATTTCTTCAGTCGGCTTATCTTCAACCATACGCGCAAGGCGTTCGGGCATTTCAATATCAGTCCAGTGTTGCGCGATGGCCTCACCCTTCAAGCGCATACGACGATAGACGTTATCGACCTTGCCGTGCGCGCCCTCTTCAATCGCAACCAAATACTGCGGTACTGCCGTGAAGCGGATAGGTGTTATATCATCACCCGGTTGCACGAGCATGACAGCCGTGCCGACAGCCAAGTCCATTAGGAACTCGCCCATAGCTAGGTCAAAGTTTGTTTGACGCAGCAGCGCAAACATCTTTTCACGATATACGTCGAGCGCAGCTTGCGCCTCGATGCGTCGTTCTTCGGGAATGTCTGGCCCCGGCTCTAAGCGACACCACTCACCATAGGGCGGGAACAAACCAGCTTGGATGCGGTTGGCGAAGCGTTGCGTCGCGTTGATAGCAGTACTGTCAAACACGCGCGCCATTTTATTCTGACCCGGCGCGCCGCCACCTTCGTAGTATCCGTCATACAGATTGCGCTGCGGCAGAGCGAACTCATAGCAGTCCTCATAGATTTGTCGCCAGTTGTCCTTACGACGCTGCGCCGCTTCGTGGCGTTTCATAATATTTTCTACACTATGCACTTTTCTTCGCCTTATTCCGTTTGCTTATCGCAGCAGCTTTACGTTTTGCGTCTGCTTTGCTCGACGCGCCCCAAGCGCGGAGAGACAAAAGCAGGCGCGTGGGTTCACCTTTTGCATCACGCTCTGGGCCGGGCATACCGCCCATACGGGCAAGAAAGGATGCACGGCGCGGGTTATCGCCTGACTTGACCGGGCGCTTCAGGTTCATACCCTGCGAGCGCGCCGATGCACGGCCTTTTTCGTTTAGACCGCCTGACGGATTTTTACCTTCCTTACGTTGCCAAGCAGGACTACTAGCCATCTTTCTTGCCCTTCAAAATATCGGCATCGGCTTTGCGCGCGCCGCCCTTACCAGACACAAAAGATTTTACGCGACCCATAGCCCATTGGTGAGCTGATACGCCGGGGCGTGAGCCAGAGCTGTAGTATGCACCCAGACCACGACGGTATACCTTCATCAGCTTGTCATTGCTAAAACGACCAGCGCCCGGAATGTTGTCAAACTTAGCCACGCGCGCGCTCCTTAGAAATCTTATCCATCTGCGCACCAGACAAGAGGCCGCGCTTATACAGTTTGCGCGTGCGCTTGATTTCCCTGCGTTGCTTATCAGGGTTTTTAGCGCCAGCCACATACTTGCGAGGCAGGCCAGACTTCTTATCTTTCGGCACGCCGTAAGCCATTACGCTTTGCCCTTCTTCTTAGCCATTGAATATTTCATGCCACCATCAACAACACGACCACCGTATTGCTTGGCGTATTCTTTCGCGGCCTTCATGCCGGGCTTCGTATATGCAAAGTGACGGGTCTTGCCGTCTTTCAAGATTACTTTAGGCATTATCCAAGCGTCCTCTGTGTTGGCTGGTCGGCTCCAGTACCCAAACGGCCACCAGAGAGAAGAGAGCGACGACCAGCTCTGCGAGCGCGGCGGCGCGAAGCGATGCGCTTACCCGCAGCCGTGGAGCGCCGTTCTTCTTTTTTCTCAATTTCAGCTTCTCTCTCCTTCAGCTCCTCAAGAACTTCAGCCTGCTCAGCTTCGGCCTCACGAATTTCTGCGGCAATGCTGTCGGGTGTTTTGCCTGTTACAACATCCTCAATATCTGCAAGACCCTGCCTGAGACCTGTCTCACCCTCAGACAGAGCTGTTTTAATATCGCGCTCAGCGTCTTTGAGGTTTTCCTCTGCCTGCTTACCGATGCGACTAAGTTCTCTATCAACTTTTTCAGGAAGAAAATCACGCCTAATACTTCTACGTCCTCTTTTACTGAAGGGATTGTACTTACCCATATTACTGCTCCGGGCTTAGTGGGTCGAGACCCATACGCGCTTCGGCTCCGCGTTCGGTGGACAAGAGCATACGCTGACCGCCAGTGCGACGAGCGCGTTGACGAGCCTGTAGCTGTTTTTGCTTTTGGATTTCTTGTTGCTCAATGCGCGCTTCCTGTTTTTTTTGCAGCTCTGCAATCTCAGGGTCAGGCTTTGGCATTTTTACATCAAATAGGCCGCTCATCGTATATCCTCGAAAAAATAATAAAGTCGGAACCGTGTGGGCCGTACTTCCGCAGCAGCCCTTCTTGCTCGAATTTTAACGCGATTGCCCATCTGACTGCAACCTTATCTTGCGTATCAACAGTGATTTGCATTCGGTGTAATCGCTTTTCGCGCGCTACTACGTCCAAGTATCGACGGCACATACGCGTAAGCGTTATCGGCACGATATTAAGGTGCTTACTTCCTATGAGCCAACTCTCCGTCACGCCGTCCCACATCTCGTGTGAACCAAAGCAGGCGACCATCTTGCCGCCCAAAATCGCAGTAAAACTAAACGGCTCCGTTTCGTAATACCGCAGCATATCCTCATAGTTCTCAATATTCTGATAAGCCAACAGGTCGAACTCGCGCAAGTCCATTGAACGAGGGTGATACCAGCGGAACGGCACAATCTTCAGATTGTCGCTCTTCACAATCTCAGCAAGCAGCGTGTCCGTTACCATACGCTAAAATCCATATTGGCCTGCAACTGCTTGAACTGTGGCCGTCCGTTCGGGTTGCGTGTAAGCATACGATGCTCGCCACCACCCAACATCAGATACCCATATGCGTCACCAACGTGCGAATGCTCGTTCTTATTCGGCGCATCGCGGAACCGCTCCTGCCCCGCACCAACTGCCACACGCTTAAAATGATAACCACCAGACAATGCCTTTCGCGTGCGCACGCAGTCACGCGACACAAGCAGACCGGGCTTACCGTCAATCAACCTATTCATCGGCATCGCACCTGCTTCACGGCGCACCATAAAATCATTGGACGCGGTGGGCTGCGCTCGCAGCCCTAGCGTCCGCAAATGGTCAAACGCAGTCACTTCAAAAATCTCATCGCGCTTCATACCCGCCGGGTCACCCCAGATAAACACATCCGACTTAGGAAACTTCTGCTGTATGTCTGCCATCAGGTGATGCGCAAAGCGCTCCAACCCCATAGAGAACGCAACCAGCTCATGCACGACGTGCCAGCGACCATTGCGCATCTTCTGACCAAACACAGCAGCGGGGGTCAAACCAAAGTCCAATCCAATATGCACGGGTATGTCAGGCTCAATCTCAACCTCATACGACATCAAGCTATCGGAGAACTCATGCCACACGGGTTTGCCGTCCTGCACGTAAACATATTTGGCACCAGCATAGCACTCAATCCAGTCCAGCGACTTACCAGCCAACTGCTGCTCGTAATAACCGGGCGGCAGGTTGTTTACGTTCTCCGCGTCAGGATTGTTAATCCAATACTTATTCGCAGAGTATATCGCGTCCTCATGCTCCTTCGTGCCTTCCATTACGCCGCCGGGCTGCTTGTAAAACTTCCACGGATACTTGCCACGCACTGGGTTCTTCTCTGCCAGCTCATGCCACCAATGGTCACTATCCATCGGGTTGGTCGACATCCACACGCC